AAACATGGAAGACTTAAAGTAAATATTAATCCTAGATCAAAGATAACCGATGAGATATTTAAATTAATTGATAGTGGTAAATATAAAAAGAAAAATTTAATTAAAGCATTAAGAGAGAAATTTCCAGACGTAAGTTCTGGAATTATATGTAGATTAATTAAAAAGAAATTACAGTTAAGACAAATTGAAATTGATAGAACCTATAAAACTAAACCTTATGTTATTAAAGGTAAATATTTTATAAAATAACTTGTATTAAAATCAAAAGTATGGTATAGGAATAATAATGAAAAAATATAAAATTCGATTAACAGGCATGGGAATAGAAGCAGTTACAATAATTCCATTTAGAGAAGAGCCAACAATTGAAGAAGTAGAAAATACAACAGCTTTATATCTGAATGAAAACTTAATGAAGATAGAATCAGATCAGAAATTCTATGCTGATAATAAATATATACTAACTTACGAAGAAATAAATTGAATTATAAACAACAACTAGAAGTAGTACAAGGATTATTTATCCCACCTGATACAGCTATGAGATTAGATTGTCCATTTTGTAATGGTAAGAATACATTATCAGTAGACACAATGAATAATAGTATTAAATGGCATTGCTTTCATGCGTCTTGTAGTGCTAAAGGTAAGTATCAAGGAGAAAAAGATATGGACTATGTAAATGCTACATTTAAAAAGAAAGAAGAAAGTCCAGATATAAAATTTATAGTACCAGATAGCTTTAAAATATTAGATTCAAATAGTAAAGCTAAAAAATATATCCATAAAAATAATTGTTGGGAAGCATGGGCATGGGGTAGAGCCGATATTAAATATGATGTTAAACAAGACAGAGTTGTATTTATGATTAGGCATGAAGATAAAGCACATGAATTTGTAGGTGCAGTAGGTAGGGCATTGAACTCTACTACATATCCTAAATGGTATATGTATGGTAATAAAGATGTACCTTTTAAATGTGGATTACCAGAACATAAGGAAGCAATCATAGTAGAAGATTGTGCTTCTGCTTGTGCAGTATCTAATATACTTACAGGGGTGGCTATACTTGGTACATCATTAAAAGAATCTCATAAACAATATCTAAAACAATATGATAAAATATATGTAGGATTAGATAGAGATGCAACAAAGAAATCATATGGCATAGCTAATGAATTAAAATCTTATGGCTTGCAGAATATATATGTTAAGCCATTGTCAGACGATTTAAAATATTTTAATACAAAAGAAATAAAGGAGATATTTAATGGGGGAGAAAATGAAAAAAGATAGTGTGGTATTACTTTGGAAAGGAAATAAATTACCTTGCGAAGACTGTAAAGTTATGTTTACAAATAGATTTGGTAAAGAATATACAGTTGAAATCTCAAGATTAATTAGAGTATTTAATAATAATATTTGGCAACATAGTAAGAGTGTAAAATGATTAGTTATGTACAGCACATACTAGAAATAGAAGAAGTAAAAAAAGAAGCAGACAAATTAATGATAGCAAAAATTACTAAATATGAAAATGAAATTACTGAATTAAAAAAAGAACTTAAAGAAGTTAAGGAAGATAATAAAATATTAGCTAAACAAATAGAAGATAATAGAATAAATCGAGGTGGTTGGAGGTGATAGAAAAACAAATAATAAAACTATTACTAGGTAAAAAATTCTATACACAATACAAGGGTCAGATTACTCGTAATGTATTACAAGGTAGCTTTGGTTCCTTATTTGATACAGTACAAAAGGCTCATGAAAAATACGATGCCGATATAAAAATTGATGAACTTTATGGATTACATACAACAATGTTTAATCCTTCTTTAACAAGGGCAGCAAAGGAGCAGTTAAGTGAATTAATAGAAGATATAAAAGGAACACAAGAGCCATCAAAAGAAATAGCAGATGATATTGTAAAGATACTAGTTGAAAGAGATGTTGCTCAAAGGATTGCAATAGAAGCTACTGAAATATTTAATGGTAAACCAGCAGATTTTAATACTATTTTATCTATGGTAGAGAAATACAAAGTAGGATTACCTACAGAAAAATTAGACGCAGTAACAGATAATGTAGTAGAATTACTTGAGCAGTTAAATGTAGTCAATAAATGGCAATTTAATATAACTGTATTAAAAGATAATATAGGTGGAATTGGTCCTGGAAATTTAATGATTGTATTTGCTAGACCAGAGATAGGTAAGACAGCATTCTGGGTAAGTTTATGTACAAAACCTAATGGATTTGCAGAACAAGGTGCAAAGATACATGCATTTATTAATGAAGAACCTGCAGTTCGCACACAAATGCGGGCTATTAGCTGTTTTACTGGCTACAACAGAGAACAAATACCAGAAAATATAGAAGATACACAAATTGAATGGTCAAAAATAAAAGACAATATTAAAATGATTGATACTGTTGATTGGTCTCTCGATGATATAGATAGCCATTGTGAGAAATATAAACCAGATATAATTGTGGTGGATCAACTAGATAAAGTGAATGTTAAAGGAACATTTGCAAGAACAGATGAAAAGTTACGAGCAGTTTATACAGGTGCCAGAGAGATAGCAAAGAGAAGAGACTGTGTAGTTATAGCTATATCACAGGCATCAGCCGAGGCACAAAACAAAGATCATATATCATTTGATATGATGGAAAATTCAAAGACGGGTAAAGCTGCCGAAGCAGATTTAATTATAGGTATAGGTAATAGAACTTCTAATGATCCTGAAAATAATATGAGAATATTAAATGTTAATAAGAATAAAATAACAGGATGGCATGGGGATAAAGCTTGCCTTATTGATAGATATTTAAGTAGGTATACAGACTAATGATAACAACAGTAGACGTAGAAACTTCGTATCAAAAAACAGAGCATGGTGGTATGGATCCATCACCATTTAATCCACAAAATATACTAGTAAGTGTAGGAATTAATGATGAATATTATTTTACTAACCATACTGAAAGAGTTGATAAGGGTTGCTACCACAAAATACAAAAAATATTAGATGAAACTAAATTATTAATAGGACATAATATTAAATTTGATTTAAGTTGGCTATTAGAATCTGGATTTAAATATGATGGTAATGTATATGATACTATGATAGGAGAATATATTTTAAATAGAGGTATAAGAAAAAGTTTAACATTACAGATGTGTTGCCAACGTAGAAAGATAGGATCAAAAGATGATAGAATAAAAGAATACATGGATTTAGGTGTATCATTTGAAAATATTCCCGTAGATGTTGTTGAAGAATATGGTAGAATTGATGTGGCTATTACTAGAAAATTATTTGATTCACAAATGGAAGATTTAAAATCAGATAATAATAAACATTTACTTAAGACAGTTAAGATGATGAATGAGTTTTTAATTGTATTAACTGATATGGAACGTAATGGTATTCACATAAATTTAAATGATCTTACACAAGTAGAGAGAGAGTATCGAGCAGAGTATGCATATCTAAAACAAAAGATAGATAAGATTGTATATGATAAAATGGGAGATACTAAGATTAATTTAAGTAGTCCAGAACAATTATCATGGTTAATTTATTCAAAGAAACCTATTGACAAGAAAGAATGGGTTAGAATATTTAATATAGGTATTGATAAACATACAGGAAAAAATAAAAAAAGACCTAGATTATCTTTTAATCAATTTAGATCGTTAGTTAGAGTTTGTACTGCACCTATTCAGAAAACTTTGGCATCACAATGCTTATCATGCCAGGGTAAAGGTGTAATTAAAAAACTTAAAGTTGATGGCACACCATATAAAAAATATACAAAGTGTAGTGAATGTGATGGTGAGGGATTTATTTATAGTGACACAGCTAAACTTGCAGGATTTAATCAAAGACCTAGAAGTGTATATGATGTAGCTGAATCTGGATTTAGAACAGATAGAATTACATTAAATAAAATTGCAGGAGAAGCTGAAGGAGAGTTCAGAGAATTTATTGATGCTATATTACGACATAATGCTATCTCTACATACTTAAATACTTTTGTGGAAGGATTACAAAACTTTACAAATGAGAATGGATTACTACATCCTAAGTTTATGCAAGCAGTAACAGCAACAGGAAGATTATCTAGTCGTGATCCTAATTTTCAGAATCAACCTAGAGGTGGTACGTTTCCAATACGTAAAGTAATACAGTCTAGATTTGAAGGTGGCCAAATACTTGAGGTAGATTTTGCACAATTAGAATTTAGAACTGCTGTATTCTTAGCACAAGATAAACAAGGAATGGAAGATATAAAAAATAAAATTGATGTTCACCAATACACGGCTAATATTATTGGTGTATCTCGACAAGATGCAAAGGCACATACCTTTAAACCATTATATGGTGGAACAACAGGAACTGAAGATGAAAAAAAATATTATAAAAGATTTGCAGAAAAATATGCTGATATAACTAGATGGCATAATGAATTACAAACTTATGCGATTACCTATAAGCGAGTAAAACTACCCACAGGCAGAGAATATTCCTTTCCATATGCTGAAAGGATGCCTTGGGGTGGTTCAAGTTATAGTACACAAATAAAAAATTATCCTGTACAAGGTTTTGCAACTGCTGACATTGTACCATTAGCATGTATAAAAA